CGATACTTTATTCGTATTGACGGCAAGTTTATACAAGGCTTTGACACCTTAGAGAAAGCCGAAGAGGTTGCTCAACAAATAGCTGCAAATGGCGGCAGAGAAAAAACAGATGAGATCACCATAAAAGAAATAATATGCTAATAAAAAACCAAACATCCAACCAGCTAACATTTAAAGACGGCCGATTCTACACAGACGAGAACGGAAACTATTTTCCCAGTGCTACCACTTTGCTTGAGGCATATCCAAAGCCAGCACAACTTATCATGTGGATGAAAGAAGTAGGCAGCAAGGCAGACGAAATAAGAGACGCAGCCGGCAAGCGCGGATCAAGTGTGCATCAACTGACTGAGGACTATGATCAAGGCATTGAGTGTACTTTGCTTGACGAATATGGCAAGCCTAAATACTCACTTGAGGAATGGTCAATGTTTGAGCGTTATGTTGAATTTAGTGTAACTCATAAGCCAGAGCATCATTTAATTGAGCAAACCTTTATAAGCAGTGGCTTAGGCTTTGCCGGCACTATTGATCGCGTCTGCACTATTGATGGCAAGACTTATGTGCTAGACATCAAGACAAGTAATGGCATTTACAATTCATACTGGTTGCAGTTGGCTGCGTATCGCCAGTTGTATGATGCAAGCGTACTACATGGATCTAACATGCCAGACATTGACGGCGTTGCTATTCTATGGCTAAATGCTAAGACTAGGACTGCCGGCAAGAAAGGTGATGTCCAAGGCAAAGGCTGGCAGATGGTTAGCGAATTTGACACCTCAAAGCAGTGGTCACTATTCCAAGCCGTCCAGCAATTATGGCACGCCGAGCATGAAGGTGACAAGCCAAAAGAATTTAGTTATCAACTTTCTCATAAAAAGTAATTAACTTTACGCCATGACTATCAAAAGAAAACGATTATACTTTGACATTGAGACCAGTGCAAACATCGGTTTCTTTTGGCAGAGTGGCTTTAAACTAAACATCGGGCCACAAAATATTATCAAAGAGCGTGCAATTATTTGCATTTGCTATAAGTGGGAAGATGAGAAAGAGACACACGCTTTGACATGGGATGGCAAGCAGAATGATAAAAAGATGCTAAATGATTTTATCAAAGTGCTTAACACGGCAGATGAGATTATTGGACATAATGGTGACAAGTTTGATCTTGCATGGGTGCGCACTAGATGTTTATTTCACGGCATTGACATGTTCCCAAAGTACACAACGATTGATACTCTAAAAGTAGCTAGGAGCAAATTTAAATTCAATAGCAATAAACTTAATTACATTGCGCAGTATCTAGGGATCGGACAAAAGATCAAGACTGAATTTGATTTGTGGAAAGACATCGCATTAAAAAATGACAAGGTCGCACTGGCTAAGATGGTAAGGTATTGCAAGATGGATGTTGTGTTGCTTGAGAAAGTACACAAGCTTTTAAATAATCACATAGATGCCAAGACGCACTATGGTGTTATCTTTGGCGAGTATAAAGGCACATGTCCAGAGTGTGGATCGGATGATTTGCATAAACATAGCAGACAAATTTTAGCTAGCGGCACAATTAAAATAATTTATAAATGCAAGACATGTGGCAAGTTCCACAGAAAAACTGATAAATAATGGAAATAGGAAAATTATATAAAAGCAAATTTGATGAAATCATAGTTGAATGCACTGATGTTAAATCATTTTCTTTTAGTGGTAAAGTTGTAAAATCTAATAACTCAAATAATCCAATAGGTTATTTTTCAGTCGGATGGTATAAAGATTCTTTTGAGGAATACACATTATCACCTACCAGTGATCAAGTAGGCGGCAATCATTATAAGGATTGTAAAATTCAGCCAACAGAATTTATCCATGCTAACAATATACCTTTTATTGAGGGCAACATTATCAAGTATGTGATAAGACATCGCAACAAAAACGGCATTGAAGATTTAAAAAAGGCAAAGCACTATATTGATCTATTAATACAATTTGAATATGAGACTACCAAAGTTATTTAATAAAATGAAACTATCCGAGCAAGAGACATGGCTTACTAATAAGCTGGCAGAGGTGCATGGCATTGAGCAAGAAATAAGACGCTATCTTGCTAAGGTACGCGGCGGTCAAATTATCTTTACTCCTAGTGATCAAATAGATCGTCTTGATGAAATAGAATTAAAGAAAGATGCTTAAGATCAAAATCATATATCGCAAACTTGGCAGAGAGCAAGCACACGGCCTCGCCAGTAGTGATGGTGTTATAGAAATTGACGAGCGATTAAAAGGCAAAAAGCATCTAGAAATATTAATTCATGAGGTATTGCATTTGCTATATCCTCGCAATTCCGAGGCTACTATCGTCAAAAATTCAGTCATGCTTACACGCATCCTTTGGAGGGAGGGTTATAGACGCGTAGATCAAAAAGAAGATGAGCCGCTACAAGACGGCTTAATATAACATTGCATAGCCTTTGAGCAATTAAATATGATTAGGCAAAAGGCCGGCAAAAAAAATCAATAATAAAATTTATTATAGTAATTAGGGAATGCCGGCCTTATCTTTTTGACACATATTACATAAACATAAGTCAATATTTTAACTTTTTGACATGCAACTAAGAGACTATCAAGTAGATATTGCCGAGCAAGCAATTGACATCTTAAAAGAATTTAAGCTTGTTTATTTGGCGATGCAAGTGCGCACTGGTAAGACGATCACCAGCTTGCACATTGCTAGTTTATATGGTGCAAAGAAAGTATTGTTTGTCACAAAAAAGAAAGCGATCTCAAGCATAGAGGATGACTTTAAGCAGTCCAATTGTTTATATGATTTACTTGTAATTAATTATGAAAGCGTACATAAATGCGTACAGAATTATGATTTTATCATTATAGATGAGGCGCATGCACTGGGCCAATACCCTCAACCATCGGAGCGCACTAAAGCATTAATGATTTTATGCATAGGCAAGCCGATCATATATTTAAGTGGCACACCTAGTCCAGAGACTTATGCCCAGTTTTATCATCAATTCTGGGTGAGTAGTTTTAGTCCATTTAAAGACTTTAAAAAATTTTATGCATGGCATAAAGAGTATGGCATTCCGGCCAAGAAATATGTTTATAACAGAGAATTGGCAGATTATAGCAAAGTCAAGCAAGAGCGCATCCAAAGTGACATCCAGCATTTAATGTTGACTTATACACAAGAAGAGGCCGGCTTTGAGTCTTTAGTCCAAGAGACGATCTTATATGTAAAGATGAGTGATAAGGTTAAGTGGGCAGTTGACAAGATTAAAAAAGATAAATTGTTCAAGACTAAAGATGGACAAGTTGTGCTTGCAGATACGGCGGTCAAAGAGATGCAAAAGATCCATCAAATTTGTAGCGGATCAGTCAAGACTGAGGATGGCAATGCAGTGATCTTTGATGACACAAAAGCTACATTTATAAAAGAGCGATTTAAAGGCCAGAAGATAGCTATTTTTTACAAGTACATTGCAGAGGGCATGCAGCTAAGATACACCTTTGCTGGCCGTATAATAGAGGATCCAATGGCGTTTAATGAGGCAGATGGTGACGCAGTGTTTATTTCCCAGATCCAGTCGGGCCGTGAAGGCATAAATCTAAGCAGCGCAGAGGCGCTTGTCATGTATAATATTGACTTTAGCGCCGTAAGTTATTGGCAATCAAGAGCCAGAATGCAGACAAAAGACCGCAAAAGAGCCTCACATGTGTACTGGATATTCACCAGTGGCGGCATTGAAGAGCGTATTTTTGGGATGGTGCAAAACAAAAAAGACTTTACTTTAAGCCATTTTAAAAAAATATATTAAAAATATTTTTTTATTTAAATTGTTTGTTATAGCTTTGATTTCATAATCAAAACCAATAACATGAACAAGTTAAAAAGTCCACAACAAAAAGCAAACGAGCGCTACGCTCAAGAGTCAATCAAGCCAATGTATGCATTTATCATTGTATGCTTAGCTTTTTTAATCACCGCCATACTGCAAAACTTATGAGAAATTATTTAGTATTTATTTACGAACTGACATTTTTTATTATTGTATCAGTTCCGCTAGCAATTACTATTTTTTTAACTGCAACTTTATTATCTAAAATCAAAAACTTTTAATC